ACACGCGCCATACGCACAACGAGCTTTTCAGCATCTGGCGTAGCCCACACCAGTTCAACAGAGGCCATGGAGTGTCTTCAGCAGCGGGATGAGCACGTCTTTCTTAATGTGATACTTGGGGTATTTGCCTGTGGCCCGTTCGACGTGTTCGGGGTCTACAAACACCTCAACTGAGTAGTTGACGCTGTCGCATTCTAAGCAACGGTACTCCCGTGTCCGCACAGCGTTATGAGAAACCGCAGAATTTATGACTTTTCTACTTCCGCGTACAAGAGACGCACCACAACTAGGACATTCCATCAGAACACACCGTACTGAGTGGACAAGAACTTTAATCTATTTAGAGCCCTGTGGCAGCGCTGCCTGGTCCGCTCTCTACAGATACCTAATTCCTTGCTGATCTGCATGTAGGTCTTAGGAGCAGCCCCATTTAACCCGTAAAAGTCCATAACAATTCTTTGATCTATCTCTGATAACTGGTCTAAATAACTGTATAAAACTTCGCTATTAAACATATCATCTATGTTTTCCATTCCATGGTCACCATTAGTTACCAAGTCAATGAGCGCAGTCGAATCTCCCTCTAAATCAGAGGAACTGCCGCCATCCAAACTAGAGCAGTCGTTACTGTGAATAAGGTATTCCTGCAGCCGTGCAGGCTTTACTTTGCAATAATCAGCGCATTCTTCAATAGAAGGTGCTCTTCCGGCTTTGGCCTCAAATTCAACAACCCAACTCCTTAATTTCGCCAGCACCTCAATGGCCTGGGTCGGTAATCTAATCACGCGATCGTGGTAGGTCAGGTAACGTGAAATAGCCTGTCGAATCCACCAATAAACATAAGTGGACAAAGCATAACCACGCTCAGGGTCAAACTTCTTAATACCATGGGCAAGTCCGATATTGCCCTCTTGAACAATATCAAACATTTCCGTACGTCTTGCCCTTGGAACGTACCGCTTAGCGATAGAAACAACCAAGCGCAAATTGCAGTTAATGAGCTTGTGGTATGCCCTTTTCCCTTGCTTAATTTGTCTAGGTGTGGGGTCAGGCCCATTTACCCAAATCTGCACTTGGCGAGCCAGCATGATTTCTTGCTGCTTGGTCAACAACGGGTAGCGCACAATCCCGTTGATGTATTGAGTGAAGCCGTCCATCAACCCCGAACCTCAATAATGGTGGGAAGGTAGCCAACGGAGTCTTCAAGAAGGCGAGCTGTTTCTGCTGCCTTTTCTACAGTTACAAAGGAGCAGGCATCTTCTTTGTTGTTTGTAAGTCTGATGCCATTGTCTTTGGCTGATTTTGGGTAAGCCGCCGCGAGATACATGGGTTTCTTTGACCGCGATGACAAAAGCGCGTAACGGGCCATGGTGGAATGTGTTGGGCGCACTTAAAGTAGCACACTTAGCCGGTATGGCTAGCCGTCCGCAGCATCTTTTTTATTTTTTGTTCTTCCCTCCACGCGGCGTCTTACAGACTCTCGCCACGACGCCTGGTCCTTAGCTAACGCCTCTTGGTAGAGCGAGGAAGGCAGCGCTTTTTCCAACGCGGCATAGACAGCATCACGGATCCACGCAGTGGAGCGCACACCTTTCTCCTTAGCTAAGTTAGCTAACAAATCAGCTCTATGCGGATCCAGCAGAATCTGCATGTAAGTTTTATTCCCGTGGCGTATCGCCATAAAAGTCTTCCGTGCTACAGAGTAGTCTAGCACTCTGTTACCAAGTGATAGAATCGTCTACATGCTTCTTCCATCCACTAGCCTGGTTCTTCCGAGCGTTTGTACGCTGCTTACGACAGCCCTGGCGTACTTCCCTGGCCCGTTCCAGAAACTGGGCAGCCCTTTGGAGATCGGCAGTGGTGGCACGACTTATCTCGTATCTGAGGTATGTGAGCATGATCTGCCTCCCTGTTTTCGGCTGCATAGGCAGCATCCATCACTTCAGCAAGGCTACTGTAATAACCCATCTTTTTTAGTAGACAAAACGTCCACCCGTTAGGGGTGTGATAGATGCTGACCATGCTTGCTCCTTTAGTGGATCTCGGACCAGCGCTTACCGACTTGGGGCTCTGCAAGCGGTGGGACGGTCCCAAGCCACTTAGCTTCCGCGCTCTCCATTACTTGTTTTAGCCGCGCGGCCCACTCGTTTGCCTTAGGTTCACGCACTAGAAGCAGAATTTCATCGTGAACACAAGCAGCCAGCTTGACTTCATCCTCACCCGCTTCCTGTAAGAGCGGCCAAAGATTACCCAAAGCGCACTTAAGGATGGCAGCACCTGCACCTTGGATCGGGGTGTTACACCGAACTGTCAGGCGATTCATATCACCAGGCAGGTATCGGCGCATATCAGAGAGCGGAACCCTGATGTCCGCCCACTTATTGTTTCTGCTGTTCTCGGCTAGCTCTGCGTTCTGTTGCTGCCAAGCTCTGATGCCCGAATAGGTGCTGAGCCACTGATTACGGATCTTTGTCGCCTCTTCGACAGTCATGACGATGCCAGAAGCACCCGCATAGTTCCGCAAGCCCTTGGCACCCGAGCCATACAGCAGGCCAAAGTTTGCTGACTTTGCAATCTGACGAGAGCAACCAATCGCCTCAGCCGTAACACTGTGCAGATCTTCCCCATCCTGGAACGCCTTGATCATGCGTTCGTCTTGTGCGATGGCCGCCGCAAGTCGCAGCTCCATCTGACCAAAGTCCGAGTCAACAAGAACCCAACCATCAGGAGCCTCAACACATTGGCGGAACTCTGAATCACGGGGGATCTGCTGATTGTTCGGCTTAATGCAGGACATTCGACCTGACTCCGCCCCAAGCTGCAGATAGCTGGCACAAACAAAACCATCAGGCGTCATCTTTTCGAGGATTGAATCCACCATCTGCCGACGCTTCTCAGCCTTCTTCCAAGCCAAGTACGTCTGAATGACATGGTGGTCCGCAGCATACTCTTGGAGCGCTGCGCGTGAAGCACTGGCCTTCCCGGTTTTGCTGTCCACCGGAGCCTCACCCAACAAAACAGTGAACTTCTCTAGCAACTGCTTTGGGCTATTTAGGTTGAAGCCCGCCTTTACCTTCGTGCCAAGTCTGACAGAACCGCTGTCCTTGGGCCGAAGATTGAAAGCCTCTGGCGCGTTCTCTATCTCGTCAATCTCGGCGTACCATTTTTCGTACATCTCATCATCGTGACCCATTTCAGTCACTAAGCCCTTAAGCATCTTCAGTCGTCGGATGTCTGCAGGCTCTCTAGGCAGCTTGTGCTCCGGCGGTAGAGACTGATCCAGCTCAAGCAAAAAGTCTTTACCGAGCCTTTCAATGTCGTGCTCGTAGTCGCCTTGCAAGCCTTGGAGCGCAACTTTATTCCACGGCAGACCAGTGCGCCACATCTGAGCCATGGCGGGCAGCGCTCTGCACTCCAGTGCAAACGCCTGCGCCAAGCGATTGTTTTGCAGCATCTCGTCAAGCCTGTGATCAACCTGCAGCAGCACCTCGACATCCTTAGCGGCGTAGACCAATTGGTCTCGACTTAAGACTGGTGCGCTCCAATCAGACCGCTGCTGTTCTTTGTCGAGATCAATCTTGAGGATCCGCTTTGCGACCTGGGCAAGGCCATGCTTTACGTTTGGCGTTCCATTGTGCAGAAGCTTGCTGGCGAGCATCGAACAGCGCACACGACCACGCAGGTAGATGTTGTGTTCTTGCAGCCAGCCCAAATCAAAGACAGCGTTGTGGGCTAGCCAAAAGCGTTCGCCGTTGGTGAAGAACAGACGGAGCTTGTACCAGTCGCTTTCGTCAAGTTCAAAGCAATCGATGATGACGATGGTGCGCCGAGACTCACAGCCAATCTGGATCAGCCGTAACTTGCCAACCTCAGGCTGAAGCTGGAGCGTTTCCGTATCGAAGGCAAGGGAAACCGAGGTCGAGATCTCTTTCAGATGCTCGACCCCAAACAGGTGTTTGTAGTCAGACATGGGTGGTCAGAAGGTCAAAGGATGTACTCAGGAGCTAAGCCGGAAAACTCAGTTTCGTGCTTGCCACATGGAGCGTACCAGCCGCTGTCGTCCAGCTTCCAGCCGTGCTCAGTGCGCTTTTGCGCTTTGTAACTTTCCCAGTCCAGATCACCAGGAAGCGGGAGGCCGTATTCATTGGCCCAGTCATAGTCAAGGATGCCATTTGGCGAGACCCAACCATCTTCGTCACCGTCCCAGCCTTCTTTATCAAAGGCTTTGCAGATGCGGTTTTGATCAGCCATGGCAGCGTCAACAGCATTGGCAACTTTGCCGTAGTTTTCCCACCTTGCAGCAGCCTGCATGTTGTAGTGGGACGCCTCAGCCTGTAAGTGCTGAGGGACGTTCTTGAGCTTTACTCCAGCGAAAGGGCTGGAATCGAAGGGATGTGTAGACATGGTCTATGCGAGTGGGTCGTTGAAAGGGTCAAATTCAAACTCTTGGCAGAGACGGCGTAGATACCACTCAGCCTTGCGGAGATCCTCTAAGCCGTTTTTCTGCCGGTAGCGCCAGATGTACTTAATGCAGTTACCGCGCAGGTAACCTAAATACTCATCCATGTTCATCGCAGCTTTGATTGCTTCGATGCATTCGATGTCGCCACTGTTGTAGTGGTCAGGGTTGTTGATGGGGTCAGTCATCAAAAGAAATCGGTGGGATAGCGGTCCAGTCGTCGATCCACGGCAACATCTTGACGATGTCGTCGTGCGTTGGTGCGTTTTCGTGTGTGATGGGGTCGTCCCAGAGCACACAGGTCTCGCAAGCAGCGGAGCCGTACTCTGGTGGATCGTAACGAGTGGCAGGAGCCACCTGAATGGCATCATCCACGATGGCCTGAATGCGGACAAGATCAGATCCGCGTTCGTAGCTGAAACAGATGAGTTGTGCTTGGGGCATGTTTGGCCTCCGAACTACCCCTGTAAGGTAGCACACTAATTTAGGTAGGTCGAGATCACCGGAAAGATTTCATGATCGTAGAAGCTCATGATGCTGGCATCGATCCCAGACTTCAGGGCCTTGTTGACATCCTCCTCTAGGCGGCAGAACTCATCGGCTGTGTCGGCATAAATGTCTTCACAGACACCCATTGGCATATCGTCCAGGCCATAAGCGGTGTACCTGACAATCGCCAGGTAAGGCTGCTCCCGCTGCAGCTCGTAGTAAGTGACCGTGGTTCGCCCGGACATAGATCCATCCGACCCATACCCAGTCTGGAGGCAGATAACACGCTTTAGCATAGAGTAGTAGTCGGTAAACGGTCCAATGGAAGCCAAGCGTGAATTTGCCTACGAAAAGTTCAAGAGACAAATCCAGTCCTGTAGCGATGTGAAGGAACTGCAAGACATAGCTTGCAAGTTCCTCCGCCTCTATCTTGCCCAACAAGAGATGGTGGACACAATGCTCCGTAAGGGGTGGTTATCCACCGAGGGCACTAATTTCTAGCCTCCTTCCTTTGCTGAATCAAGCGAGACGTTTCAGCGAAGAACTCCCTCCGGGCTTCGTAGGGAATGGCGCGTGTCATCTGCTTGAGCTTGAACTGTAAGAACTGGTCGTCTTCATTGTCGAGCGACAGCCCTAAGTCATAAGCAGTATTGACGCCATTGCAAAGGGCGCTGACGATCCACGGCCTAAACGTGGGTGAGTCCAACAAGTCCCGCAATAAGATTTTTTCTGATCCGGCAAGGACGTTTTCAGGAATCGGGTTTTCCATTTCTGTAGTAGTGAAGTAGGGCCTTTCGGCCCCACTACGCTAGCACAGATTAAGCATCCCACTGACTCCAAGCTTGGTCCCTCAGGGCATCGGACTCTTCCTTGGTGCGGCCTTCATCCCTCGCGCGGGGATATTGCTCAGACTGTCCCATTTGGGCACTATCCACTCCAATACAGGCATCTGAGGCGGGACACGTACCTTCAGATTCTGGGGGTGTCCCATTCACCTCTTTCGGGCGGGACACATCCCCCTGAAAAGTCCTGTGTCCCACGTCCTGTCCTAGCCCACTATCCGCACCAGCACTAGGCTTTGCTTGATTGGGACACTTACTAGGTATCTCTCCACGCGCGAGGACTGCTTGGTACAGATGCAAATTATTTTTTCCATCAGGAGCTGGTGCGGATCCAACAACCTCAACCAACCCACGCTTTACCAAGCGCTGGAGCGATTTACGGATGGCGTCAACCTTCCCGCCAACAACAGGATCAGAGTTGAGTTCCGTACGTGAAAACGTACGTGGGTAGCCCGTACGAAGCCGCTGAAGCACCCTGTCGGTAATACCGCTGGGGGAAGTGTTCCCTGGATCGACCTCAGGAGTGAAGTCAGCCACAGAGAAGCTGAGGTCGTCTTCCATGCGCATGATCAGCGAAGTGCCAGACCGACCAGCCCTGGACTTTTCGATGGTGATGATCCGGCTGTGCTGTGGAGCGTTCCCGCTTTCGACCTGCTCCTTAGAGGGCTTCTTAAGCGCCCACGTCTCATCAACAGCGTCACGGATGGCTGAGGTGCCCCTGAAGCCGCCCTGCTTGTTTGCGTGGTGAATGATGAGGATCGTGGTGGCCGGGAACAGCACACCGTTGTTCCTGGTGAGCCAGTAGAGCGGCGTAGCGAAGTCCGACTTGTTCTCATCAAAGGCCCGACCACCGCTGCAACCGATCAGCGAGTCAATAACGACCAGCTTGGGCTGGACCTTCTCCATCATCTTGATGAACTGGGCATAGCGCTGGAGCTGCCAGTCGGTCAGCACCTTGGTGTTGGAGTCCAGCGGATAATCGACCTCTTCCAGCTGCTCCTTGAGCTGAATCAGCGGCTGATCACCATTCAGCAGCAGCACAGGCCCCTGCTGGACCGGCACCAGCTTGCCGCGCACCACAAAAGGCGAACCAGTCGCAACATGTTTCGCAAGAGTCCAAGCCGACATGGACTTACCGTCACCACCAGCGCCGTAGATCAGCACCACCGAAGGATGCGGCAGCACATCAGGAATCAAGTAGT